AGTATTAGTGAATTTAACAAAACGTTGGGCATTTGGTGATAAATCATATAAAATACAGCAGATAAGAAACGATGTAGATAATGAAAAGTTTTTAGATTGGATTTTATCTACAGATAAAGTAGATGTAGAAAAGAAACAAAAACAAAATATGAAACAGTTTGAGATATTATTTTTTAAACTTGGTGCAGATATACTTAAAAATATAGATGGATTTTTAGCAGCCAGTCCAAAGAAAGCAGTTCAGAAAATTAGAAAAGATGTTAGTAAGGCAATAAATGATGTGAGAAAAGGTGGAGATTTAAATAAATTGAATAAACTTAAACAACAACTTTCTAAATTAAATGCAATAGGTGGATTTAAAGCAGTAGTTCCATCAGAGGGATTAGTTTTTAAGTATAAAGGTAAAACTTATAAGTTTACGGGCGCTTTTGCGCCGATAAATCAGATTACTGGTTTAATGACATTTTAGGGAGGTTATTATGAGTAAAGAAATAGAAAGACAAAATAAAGCAATGCAGTCTATATTAAGAGGTGAAGAACCAGAAAAACGCGTATTTTTTGGATATGAAGGTGATAAAGAATTAGCTAAAAAAGAATTTGAGGAAGCTCAAAGACAAATTGAAGAGAAATTAGACGCAACTAAAGAAGCAAGAATGCCTTGGTTTTGTCCTAAATGTGATGCGGTTATGAAGAAACGATTGGATGACAAGTTTTGGAGATTGTATGGATATTGTTTTGATTGTCAAATAAAAGTTGAAAATAAAATGAGAATAGAAGGACAGTGGGGAAATTTTGAAAGAAAAAAGGTATTGGAAAATAGAAAATCGTGGATTATAGAACAAATTGTAAATGTTCGTGAATGGAAAGAAAAGGCGGGAGATGTTAAATATTATAATCAAGCATCAGCTGATGGAATTACACTTGATGAAGAAAAATGGAATTCAAATCAAAATTTCATAAATAAAATGGCAGATGAAGCTCTAGAATTGTATGAAAATATGAAATCGGAAGTTGAAAAAGAATTGAATGATATTTATGAATAGGGAAGTATATCAAAAGGAGATAGATAATGACAGCAAAGGAACAACTAAGAAAAATCGTTAGAGAAGAAATAAATAATGTTTTGAATGAAGTAGATCCAGAAAGCGCAAAACTTCCAGCTCAAGTTGAAAGATTTATGAAACGATTCATTTCGGCTGTCAAGGATGCAAATTTAAACAGAAGGAGAATATTGGCTATTTTAATGAGAGTTATTAAAGCTTTAGGAATTAGTAAGTCTGATTTACAAAGATATGCACAAAAAGTAAAACGAGAAATTTAACTATGGGCTTTGTGAAAAGGTTGATTTTAAATATTATTACATTATTTAGAAAGAATAAATTGGATAGAATACAGAAAGAAATTGAAAAAACAAAAATTATTAAAGAAGATTCGGAAGAAGCCTTGGAATTCCTACGAAAATTTTCCAAGAGAGAATCTTAGTATATACATATATATAATAAGGAGAAGTTAAATGCCAATTATACATGATACAGGCGGACAGTTTGTTCAAAATGCAAACGCTAGAACTGATGCGGGATGGCACAACCGACAACAGCCACAAGCAAGTGGTTCGTTAGAGCTAGGTAAGTATAATAAAGTACATAGCGTTACTGCGGGACAAACATTTGATGCCACAGGATCAAATGCTGGTGCAGCTGCTTTTATTGTTGAAAATGTGATGGATGCAGTTATTGAAACGGCCGGTGGCGGTCAGATAACCGCAAGTGGATCATTAGATCAAGGAACTCTATATGAACTTGGAGTTATTAGAGTGGTCTCTGGTACATCTGGTATAGTTCACGTTTTGTATAAATAATAATGACCAAGCGTCCTGATTTAAAAGAAGCAATCAAAACTGAATATGTTAAGTGTGTTCAAAATCCAACGCATTTTCTTAGGAAATATTGTGTAATTCAACATCCGATAAGGGGTAAAATTCCATTTGCCTTGTTTGATTATCAGGAAAAGACGTTGAATGAAATGAATGATCACAATAATAATATCATTTTGAAGGCTCGCCAATTAGGAATATCAACATTAACTGCTGGATATTCTTTATGGTTAATGACATTTCATAGTGATAAAAATATATTGGTAATTGCTACTAAACAAGATACAGCAAAAAATTTAGTTACAAAAGTAAGAGTGATGCATTCAAATCTTCCAAGTTGGTTAAAACAAAGATGTGTTGAAGATAATAAATTGTCATTAAGGTATAAAAATGGGTCTCAAATAAAAGCAATTGCAAGTGGTGAAGACAGTGGCCGTTCAGAGGCGTTGTCATTATTAATATTAGATGAAGCGGCATTTATTGAAAAGATGGATTCTATTTGGGCAGCTGCACAACAAACATTAGCAACAGGTGGTCAATGTTTAGTTCTTTCTACACCGAATGGTGTTGGAAATTGGTTTCATAAAATGTGGGTTGATGCGGAAGATGGATTAAATGATTTTAATTTTACAAAATTACACTGGTCATTACATCCAGAAAGAGGTGAGGAGTGGAGAAAAGAACAAGACAAATTACTTGGACCGTCTCTTGCAGCACAGGAATGTGATTGTGATTTTATTACATCTGGACGCACAGTTGTTGATGGTCTTGTATTAGAAGAATATAAAGAAACTCAAGTTTGTGAACCTTTAGAAAAACGAGGAGTTGATGCAAATTTATGGGTTTGGGCACCACCAAATTATACAAAAGATTATATAGTGTGTGCTGATGTTAGTAGGGGAGATGCAACGGACTTTTCGGCACTTCATGTAATAGACGTAGAGAGCATGGAACAAGTGGCCGAATATAAAGGTAAAATTTCAACTCGTGATTTTGGAAACCTTTGTGTTAATACAGCTACTGAATATAATGATGCATTATTAGTAATAGAAAATGCTGCTATTGGTTGGGCATCAATACAACAGGCGATTGATAGAGATTACAAAAATTTATTTTATATGAGTAAAGATTTACAATATGTAGACACTCAAAATCAAATGACAAATAAACACAGGTCAGCTGAAAGGAAGATGGTGCCTGGATTTACAATGTCAATGAAGACACGACCATTGGTTGTGGCAAAATTAGAAGAATTTTTTCGTGAAAAATCTGTAATAGTTCATTCAAATAGATTGATTGATGAACTGTTTGTGTTTATTTATAATGGACAGCGAGCCGAAGCAATGCAAGGATATAATGATGATCTTGTAATGAGTTTTGCAATAGGTTTGTGGATAAGAGAAACGGCATTAAGGCTTAGGTCAGAAGGAATTGAATTAATGAAAAAGACAGTAAGCAATATTGCGGTAAATGAAGCAGTTTATACTCCAAAAGACTTTTCTTATGGAAAAGACTGGGAGATGAAGGTTGGTCCAAATAGAGAACGAGAAGATTTAACTTGGTTAATTAAATAAGAGGTAAAAAATGGCAGAAAAAGATTTTTACAGTAGATTAAAACGACTTTTTTCAACAAATGTGATTGTTCGGAACATTGGAGGCCGAAGATTAAAAATTGCTGATACAGAACAAGCTCAGGCGTTGTCAAGAAGGTTTCTTGTAGATAGATTTACAAAGTTATATTCAAATATACAATCATCTTCATTACGTGCAGAACAACAGTATAAAGCACAACAGAGACTTGGACTTTTTAAGGATTATGAGCAAATGGATCAAGATCCAATTATTGCATCTGCACTTGACATTTATGCAGATGAAAGTACTATGAAAAGTGAATATGGAAATGTTTTGGAAATTAATACTGATGATGAAAATATTCACGATATTTTACATAATCTTTTTTATGATATATTAAATATAGAATTTAATTTATGGCCATGGGTTCGCAATATGTGTAAGTATGGTGATTTCTTTTTACATTTGGATATAGCAGAAAAATATGGAATTATAAATGTATTTCCAGTTTCCGCATATGATGTAGCTCGAATTGAAGGTGAAGATATAGAAAATCCTTATTATGTGAAATTTGCGATTGAAGCAGAAGATTATAGGTTTGGCGGCCTTAAAAGAAGGCATGGAGGCAAACCTGGTATTCATGAAAATGAATTTGAAAGTTATGAAATTGCACACTTCAGACTTTTATCTGATGCAAATTTTATTCCGTATGGCAAATCTGCAATAGAATCTTCTCGTAAGATATGGAAACAGTTAATGTTGATGGAAGATGCTATGTTGATTCATAGAATTATGAGAGCACCAGAGAAGAGAGTTTTCAAAGTTGATGTTGGTAATATTCCACCCGCTGAAGTTGATAATTTCATGCAGAAAATTATAACTAAGATGAAGAAGGCCCCGTTTATTGATGATGCTTCAGGTGAGTATAATTTAAGATATAATATACAAAATGTAACAGAAGACTTCTTCATGCCAGTTCGTGGTGGAGATAGTGGAACAAGTGTTGATTCACTACCAGGTTTGACTTACGATGCTATAGATGATATTGAATATCTTAAAAATAAATTGCTAGCGGCTCTTAGAGTTCCTAAAGCGTTTCTTGGATATGAAGAGGAAGTTGGTTCAAAGGCAACTTTGGCAGCAGAAGATGTTAGATTTGCAAGAACTATCGAAAGAATTCAAAGAATAACAATTAGTGAATTGACTAAAATAGCTATCGTTCATCTATTTGCACAAGGATATAAAAATGAAGAACTAGTAGATTTTGAATTAAATCTTACAAATCCATCTACGATTTATGAGCAAGAGAAACTTGAACTTTGGAGTACTAAACAAGGTCTTGCAGCAAGTCTTATGAGTGATAAAATAGTGGATTCGGAGTGGATTTATGAGAACGTATTTAAATTTACAGGTGAGGAAAAAGAAAAGGTAAGATTGGGTATTATTAAAGACCAGAAGCGCAAGTTTAGATGGGACCAAATAGAAAGTGAAGGAAACGATCCAGTTCAGAGTCATCAGGCGGTTGGAACTCAAGGAGCTATGATGGGCGGTGGTGAAGAACTAGGTGGAATGTCTTCAGATGAGTTAGAATCAGAAAAAGATCGGTTTGGAATGGCTCGTACAGGAAAGGAATTGGATATAGAAATACCAAAAGACGGTTGGCCAGGAAGTGGAAGACCAAAAGAAGGTCCTAAATATGGTAAAGATGGTTCAGCAAGGGGTAGAGATCCATTAGGAGCTCATGATAAAAAGAAGGGTGGAAGTAGTTCTCCAAAATTTAAAGGATATATGGGACGTGGAATAGCTTTGGCTCAGTATGATGCTTTGAAGAAAAGCCTTGGTGGAAAAATTGGAAAAATAGATAAAAAAATAATTTTTGAGACAGCAGATGTTGAGGAAGAATATAAAAATGAAGTATCAGATTTAAGTATAAGTGAAGGTTCAGGTGATTGATTTTAAGAAGTTTTTATATTTATAAATGAATAAGTATATTGGAGTGGATAAATGTCTAATGATATAAAGCACAAAAAGATAAGAAACACAGGACTTTTATTTGAATTGTTGACAAGACAGATTACTGTTGATGTGCTCAATGATACAAAGTTACCGGTTGCGGTTAAATTATTTAAAAAGTTTTTTAAAGAAGATACAGAACTTGGAAAGGAACATCAATTATACCGTGTATTAATGGAAGAAAACTATAGTTCAGAGGCAAAAGCAAATTATCTGATTGACGAAGTATTAAAAACACGAAAGAAACTTAATGAGAGTGTATTAAGAAGGGAAAAATATAATCTTTTAAGGGAAATTAAGAAACAATTTGTTTTAGAAGATTTTTTTCGTGCAAGAATTCCTAATTTTAGAGTTCTTGCTTCCATATACAAAATATTCAAAATGGAATCTGCTAATAGGGAATTAGATCCAAAGGAAATAACTCAAGGTAGATATAGTGTTGTAGAACATATAACTAGGACAAAAATTGTTTCAAAACCAACTGATAATAAATTAGTTGAACACTACCAAAAACAAGAAAAAGATTTAAGATTGTTAAGCTATCAAATTTTAGTTGATAAGTTTAATAAAAAATATAAAACATTGAATTCTATGCAGAAGAATTTGTTGAAAGAATATATTAGCAATATTTCTAATACAAATAAATTAAATGAATTTATTAAAAATGAAGTTGCAGATGTAGCAAAGATTCTTAAAAAGTTTATTCCGAAAGTTGATGATAAAGTTACTAAGATTAAATTAACTGAAGCTATAAATCAAACAGATTCATTAACTGCGGGAAGAATTGTAAAAGACAAACAGGTTGTAGCATTGATGAGATATTATGAATTGATCAAGGAGCTACGAAATGTCTGTTAGTCTTGAAAAATTAAGAGAAATACTTAGAGAGTTAATTCGGAAGGAATTAAAAGAAGCCTCCGTTACAGCTAATATTGCTGGATATGAAACTCCTCGCGCATTTAGACCTAAAAAGAAAAAAAAGAAAAATAAAATGGGGTATGATGAAGGTCATGCTGATCCATTAGTGGGAACTTCTTTTTTAAGATCAATTGATCCTAAGTTAGCTAAAGTACTATGGAAGAAAAGACTTGGAGAGGGGAAGTACCATCGATGGAGAGATGACCCTGATACAAATCCAAGACAAAAAATTGGAAGTTCAATACGGGAAGTTAGAAATCAACTCACGGAATTAGAAAGAGTTGTAAAAATGAATGTAAAACTTAAAAATGAAATGGGAGTATCTCCGCAGGATTATTGGAAAAACACCCATAAAGCTTTAAACAGGATAAGCGAAAGATTAGTAAAATTAGCTAATAAGATTGGTCAGTTATATTAAATTATATTTTTGTCATGGGCAAAGAATGGAAAAAAGAGCGGGATTCCGTAGCATCTCGACTATTGAAAACCAATTGGCTACAAAAAAAATGGTTGAGGGGAATTTGGAAGCTTGATAAAGTGAGAGCTATACAAAAAATTGACAGTTGGATTAAACATCTTAAAGAAGTGAGAGATGAAATTATAAGGATGAGAAGTTAAATAAAGGAGAGGTAAAATGGCACTAAAGGATTTAATTGAAGACAAAACAAAATTTATTCGATTGGATGCTAACACACCACATAAAGTAGGTAAATATGGATCTCCACAATCATTTGATGTTAACGGATACACGGTTACAGGAAAGGGTGGTCATATTAATCCACACCACGGCGGAACACAATCGGGTGGCCTACCAGAACATCCACCTTCACATACGTCAAAAATGGAAACAACTTTTGGAAAGATAGGAGTGGTGAGAACATTCCATCAAATAAATAAATTAAAGACAGAGGGATAAAATGAGACAATTAATAGTAGATGTATTGCCGTTTGAAATCACCCCACAACAAATTGACGAGTCCATTAAAGAAAATAATGGCAAGTTAATCGTTACTGGAGTTTTACAGCGGGCAGAAGCAAAAAACCAAAATGGTAGGGTTTATCCGAAAGAAGTTCTTACTCGTGAATCAAAAAAATACGCGACCACTTTCATTAAAGAGAGTAGAGCACTTGGAGAACTTGATCATCCAGAAAGTTCGGTTGTGAACTTACAGAACGCCTCTCACAATATTAAGAAAATGTGGTGGAATAATAATGATTTACTTGGAACTGTTGAAGTATTAGGAACTCCTGCTGGAAATATTTTAAAAGAATTATTTAGAAGTGGAATTAAACTTGGAATTAGCTCTCGCGGTTTAGGTTCAGTAGAAGATATTACTGAAGCTGGAGACGGTGAAACACAGGAAGTTCAACCTGATTTTGAATTGATTGCTTTTGATTTTGTATCTAATCCATCTACGCAGGGGGCTTTTATGTATCCTATGAACGAGTCGGTTGATGTAGAAAGAAAACCGCATGAGTGTGGGAAATGGTGTAAAGTAGAACATATAATTAATGATATTATTCGAGGAGTATAAAAATTGATAAGTTTAAAGTCATTGCTTAAAACAGTAAGAGAAGCAAAAATTACTCCACCAAAAAGAGGAGTGGAAACACCATTAGATGCAAAAATTCAAATACCTGGATATGGAGTAATGACAAGAAAACAGCTTCAACAGTCTATTAAGAGATATGTAAATGAAGTGAATAAATATGTGAAAAAGGGCGAATCATCTAAAGCACTTGCTGTCTTATATAAAAGGGAAGTGTTAAAGGGGTTTTTAGAAACTGATATAGCTCATAGTGGAGAATAAAATGGACAAGAAAACTATAATGAATATAAATCGGAAGTGGAAGGATTGGAGACTTGAAGAGGAAGATAAAGAATCCGTAAACGAAGCTGTTAAAGTTCAGGCTGGATCTGATCCACTCACAGTTCAAGACAGTTTACTTGATGCATTTAAAGGTATAGTAGCAAAAGGTACAATAAATTGGGGATATTCAGAGTCAGATCAATATGGTTGGAATGATTATAATAATTTTAAAAAGATGAATGATGAATATAATAAAGAGATGTTGAAAATTGGTAAACAAGTTGAAGGTATTTCAAAACAATTAGAAAGTATGTGGAAAACATATCAAAAGATTAATGATAAGTGGCGTAAGAAAGATGGACCGAGGACAAATTAGAGAGATAAAATGATTAAATTAAAAGAAATTATAAAAGAAAGTAAATTCGCATTTGATAGAAAATTCGGAGAACCACTTCCTACATTTAAAGGTGTAATGGAAAAACACCAAACGTTAATAGAAAAGAGAGAACTTGGGGGAGCCCGAATTCATCAAATAGAGATGGCTACTGATAAAAATAATCACACAGAAGCTAGATTAGTATTAGCTAGAGCAGTTGGTGATAAAAAATTAGTACAAGCATATGAAGGTATAGATACAGTTCATACGTATTTAAGAGATATGAATGATTTGAGTAAGGCAAGAGATAGGTTGGATAAAAAATTATTTGCACAAGCTAAAAAGGTATTTAGTGATTATAGTATAATAATGGGAGCATTCTAATGATTAAATTAAAAGATATAATTAAAGAATCTTATGCATGGGAAAGAAAATTTGGTGAGTCTTTACCTACCATTGAAGATACTACTAGGAGACATTCTTCAAAATCTGTAAATGAAGATGCAAGAGATATAATACAAGCTAAAAAATTGGTACAGAAATTACAAACCATTGAGGGCAAGTTTCGTAATACTATGTATAAATTAGATGATAGATTTAATGCAGATTTTCCTAATCAAAAATTATCAAAACCATTAAGAGTGTCTTATAGAAAGAACGTAACGGCGTTTATGAGAGATATGTTATCACTTGTTAAGAAGATGAAATAGAATGCCAGCAGTATCTAAACAACAACAGAAATTTTTTGGTATAGTTAGAGCTATACAAAAAGGAGATGCTCCGGCATCTAAATTTTCTAAATCTGCACAGAAAGCAGCTAAAACTATGAAAAAGAAAGATGTTAAAGATTTTGCTGATACAGATAGAAAGGGACTGCCGAAAAAAGTACAGAAAGAAGAAAGAGATTACAAAGCAGAATACAAAAAATTTCAGTCATCTGATAAAGCAAAGAAGTATAGAGCAGAGTTAAACCAATACAATAGAAAAAGAGGTACTTATGGTAATGGTGATGGTAAAGATGCTTCACATAAAGGTGGTAAGATAGCTGGGTTTGAAGAGGAATCTACAAATAGAGGTAGAGCAGAAAAAAGTCGTTTGAAAAAAGAGATACGAAGAATGGTTAAAGAAGAACTTTCGGAAGTTTATCGTACTCCTGATGAATTAGGTGTAGTTATGCGGTATAGAATAGATGAGTTATCCGCCGCTTTAAAGAAAGCAGAAAAAGGAAGATTGGGCCCAGAAGGGTGGGCAGAAAAATATTTTAGAAGTGCTCCAAAAGCAATTGAGATGATTGAACGTCTAATTGGTATACTTAGGAAAATGTAATGATTAAATTAAAAAAATTAGTAAAAGAAGAAACAAGTTTAATTAAAGAAGGAACTCGATGGAATGTAGGAATTGAAGCACAATCAAAAAATCGTGGACGAGCTGAAAAAAGTAGATTGAAGAAAGAAGGTAAAGAGTTCACAGACAGTCAGTTGGCGAGTAGAATAGCATATCATGCAAATTTACATAAAGGTACAGGTGTAGGATATGCAAATGCTTTTGGTCAGTTGGCTGTGTTTCTAAGAGATATAGGATATAAGAAAAGTTTTATAGAAGCTGTAAAAGTAATGAAAGTATTAGCTAAAAAGAAAAGAGTTGAATCTGTAGTTGAAGATCATATTAAATTTACTAAAGAAGAAATGGTACAATTACATAAAGATGGTAAAATAGAAAAGGGTGGTCATACAATAGAATTTGGAGAATCCGTAAATGAAGCTACTGTAAGTGGAACGGATAAAGCAGTTAAATTTTGGCAAGATATGTTTAGACCGGGCCCAATACCTAAAGAATACATAAATCAGTTAATAAAGAAAAAGGGTGTATTGCCTTCTAAATCTCACATTAAGGCAATTTATCGTGCAAATAAAAATCCAAGTTCAAAAGATTTAGAAAAGGCTTGGAAAGGTTTAGTAAAAGATAAGTATGTTA